CGAATAGCATTAACTTGGTTAGATGCGATTGTATAAATGATAGCATCATCATCTGCTACAGTGCCACCAATGTTTGCATCCATGTTTTCGTAATCACCAGATTTAGAAAAGAATACTGTTTGTGGTTGTGATAAGGTTGCGGCAAAAACCAATCGTTGTTCAAAGAATGATACACAAGAAGGATGACCAGTAGTATTTGAGAAAGCACCTAAAGACCAATCAGTAGATGCACTAGATGATCCTGTATCTTTTAATATTTCTACAGTTACTATTGTTGCATCTGTAAATCCTGTTACCTCTGCATAACCATCTCTAAATCTAATTAATCTTCCAACATCTGTTGAAACAAATGTATTAGCACTAGCAGTAAAAGTTCT